ATACTAATGCTGCAACTTTTTCTGTTGGTACAACTTCGAATGCTACAGCATTTACTGCTGCAGCAAATCTTAAAGCTTTAGGTAGAACTTCACAATCTTCTGCTGCTTTAGGTTTAATGGCGAATGTTGGTGCTTCAGATATTAAAGTTGTAGGTGTATTTACTGGTACTGATGGCGATGGTAATACAGGAGCTGTTACAACTTCTGTTACTTACGCACAAGATAACAGTTTACAAAGAACATTTACAATAGCATAATAATTTAGGGGGGCCTTCGGGCCTCCTTTTATTGGAGGACTATGAAATTAAATTTAGATTTTTTATTTAAAGAAGGAAAAGCACTTAAAGATTTTTCAAATACTGAAGTTGAAGAAGATCAATCTACACAAGAATCAGTATTAGAAGCAAGTAAAATTTTAAAAACAGATACTAAATCTGATGATGAAAAAACAGTAGATGAAGAAACTTCGGAAATAATTCAAACTAAAAAAGATGATAAAGAAAAAGATGAAGAACAATCATTAGAAGAAAAATTACGAAATATAGAAAAAGTAATAGAAACATTTAGTGGAAAAACAACAATTGTAGATAGTGGCCAAAGAGTAGGAAAAGCTGCAGCTATGAATTTAAATCAACAACCATTAGATTTAGGTACAGCTCAAGCTAAAGCTTATCAAGCAGAATACTTAAAACCAAACACTTTACCAGATGACAGAATTGCTTTACTATATGACAACTTAAAAAAATATAATTTAATATAGGAGAAAAAATGGCAGGATCAGATATATTTGCAAATAGTGTTAATAAAGCAGGATTATCTAATACAGCTTCAAATGTTGCCACTACTGTTACTTTATTTGGAGGACCAATGAGATTAAAAGGTTTTATAATTGAACCTACTGATGTAGCTGGTACTTTAACATGGAAAGATGGTGGAACAGATGTATTTGAAATTGAAACAGGTAATGCAGCACAAGGAGCTTCAACAATTACAATGAATTTACCAGCAGAAGGTATTAGATTTGGTACAAGTATACAAGTTTCAGCTTCAATTGCAGGAGCTAATGTGTCAACTATAAATGGCGTAACAGCTTTTTATGCTTAATGGAGGACTATGGCATTATCAGGAACTTCAACTTTTACTTTAACAGTAAATGATGTAATACAAGAAGCTTACGATAGAGTAGGAGGTGATCCTATTTTAGGTTATGATGTTCGGTCAGCTAGACGTAGTTTAAATATTATGTTTAGTGATTGGGCTAATAGAGGTTACAATCAATGGACTGTAGAATATAAAACTCAAGCTATAACTCAAGGAACAACTGATTATACTTTAGATAGTGATACAGTTGATATTATAAATGCTAATATTCAAATAAGTGATGGAACTGAATATGCAATGACACGTTTGGGTCTTAATGATTATGCTGTTATTTCAAACAAAACAACACAGTCTAGACCAACACAATACTATTTACAAAGATTAATTTCTCCTATTTTAAAAATTTATCCTGCACCAGATCAATCTTATACTATTACTTATTACAGAATGAGAAGAATAGAAGATGTAACTGCTTCAACTGTAAGTGGAGTAGAACAAAATATAGATGTACCTTTTAGAGCTTTCGAGTGCATGTGCGCAGGACTTGCTTATTATCTTTCTAAAAAAAGACCAGGTATAACTACAACACAACAAGAAGTTTTAAGAGTAGATTATGAACAAGCTTTTGAAAGATTAATAGCAGGTGATGATACTCCTTCAACAAGAATTTTACCAGCAACTGCAAATAGGTTTTATAATTAATGCCAAAGATTCCTGCTTCTACAAGACCTCATAGAGCACCTTCAAATAAATTTGCTGGTGGAAAATATGCTTATGCTATATCTGATAGATCAGGATTAAGATTTCCATATCAAGAAATGGTTTATGAATGGACTGGTATGTTAGTACATACTTCAGAATGGGAACCAAAACAACCTCAATTAGATTTAACTTATTTTACTGATGCTCAAAGTTTAGAAAATCCAAGACTTCAAGCTAATATTTCTGCTACACAAGCAGCAAGAACTGGTGGTGGAATTGCTGGTTCATCTACAGGTGGTGTTCCTAATCAAGTAACTGTTTTACCTGGTTTTGAAAATACATCTGGTCCACCTTTATATGTAGGAGTAGCTACATTACCTACTGATTGGTATACAGCTAACACAAATTTGTTACAAACTGCATTAGGAAGTGTTACAGTTGTAATAATATGAGTGAAAAAAAAATTGGTGTTATGGTCGCAACACCTTGTTATGGCGGTCTTTTATCAGAAGGTTATTTACACGGTATATTAAGTCTTACTCAATTTGCAGCTAAAAATAAATTTAAAGTCCATTTAAATACTATGGGAAATGAAAGTTTAGTTACTAGAGCTAGAAATACATTAGTAAGCCAATTTTTAGATCATTGTGAAAAAGATGATTCAAGTTTTACTCATTTAATGTTTATTGATGCAGATATAGGATTTAATGGAGAAGCAGTAACTCGATTATTACAATCTGATTATGATATAGCTTGCGGAATATATCCTAGAAAATCTATCGATTGGAAAGGAATTCCAGGTTTTGTAAAAGAAGATCCAACTCATCTTGAACAAAAAGCTTATGGTTATAATTTAAATTTCGCAAATCCTAAAGATATTAAAGTAGAAAAAGGATTTACTGAAGTTTTAGATGCTGCAACTGGATTTATGTGTATTAAAAAAGAAGTATTTATAAAAATGAAAGAAGCATATCCTAATCTTCAATATACTAGCGATCAAATTATAAATAATGATAGATATTCAAGTAAGAATTGTTTTGCATTTTTTGACTGTATTATTGATGAAAAAAGTAATAGATATTTAAGTGAAGATTATGCTTTTTGTAGATTATGGCAAAAAATAGGCGGTAAGATATATGCTGATCTTCAAAGTCCACTTACGCATTATGGAACATATCCATTTGCAGGACATGTATGGACTAAATTTAAAGTTGATGAGGTAATTAAAAATGGCAATGACATACAGCAGTCTTCAAAATGATATTAAAGTTTGGGCTGAAAATACAGGAACTGATTTTACTGCACAATTAGAAACTTTTATTGGAAATGCTTTTGAATCTTTATCAAGAGATATAGATCCTATTGGATTTAATGAAAATGTAACTACTACTTCAATTGCTGGAGACAGATTTGTAAATTTACCAACTGCTATTGAACCAATGTTATTTAATTATTTAACAATTACAGTGGGCTCAAATGTAAGTTATTTAGAATTAAAAACTTTAGCTTTTTGTCAAGAATATTGGCCAGATATATCAATTCAAGGTCAACCTAAATATTTTGCTAATTTTGATGATAACAGAGTTTATTTAGCTCCTACTCCGGATTCAAATTATACACTTAAATTAGGATATCAAGGTAAAATTAATCCTTTATCTAATACTAATACTACAAATTGGTATACTGAAAATATTCCAAGTACATTACTTTATGGCTGTTTAGCTGAAGCAAATCTCTTTACAAAGAACATGGAAGACTATACTATATACAAAAATTTGTATAAAGAACAAGTAGCTGCCATAAACAATGAAGCTCGTAGAAGAAGAAGAACTGACTATAAGTTTCCTGGTAGCCCACTAGGTACAAATACATTAACTGGAGGACAATAAATATGGCAATAACACAAGCAATTTGCACTGTATTCAAACAAGACTTAATGTCGCCTGGTGGAAACCTTGCAGCACAAACTTTAAAGTGTGCTTTGTATGATAACACAGCATCATTAGCAGCAAACACAACTGCTTACGCAACAGCAAACGAAGTATCTTCATCTGGAACTAATTATACTGCAGGTGGAAATGCTTTAACTAATGTTGCAATTTCTGTAGATGGAACAACTGCAATTTTTGATGCTGATAATGTTACATTCGCTAACGCAACTATTTCTGCTCAAGCTGCACTTTTATACAATGCAAACAACAGTAACTCTGCAATTGCAGTTTTAGATTTTGGAGGAGTTAAAACTTCTACAAACGGAACTTTTGAATTACAGTTTCCTACTGCTAACTCGACTGCTGGTTTAATTAGAATAGCATAAGGAGAAACTCCTTATGAGTGCAGTTGTTGGATATGGACGATTAGGTTATAATGTAGGAGCATGGAATACATCTCCGGATGCAGTTGCTACAATAACTGGTCAACAAATTTTACCATCAGTTAATTTTGGATTTGGCTGGGGTAGAGAATCCTGGAGTGAAGGTGCTTGGAATACTAATATAGGATTAGTATTTACTGGTAATGGTGTTATATTTCAAACTACTGGTGAACAATTAAATACTGCATTAAATTTTTCAATTGCACAAGCTTCAGCTCAAACTTCAATAACAGGAATAAATGCTAATGCAAATTTAGGAAGTGTTGTTGCTACAGCAGCGAGTGTAAATCAAATTACAGGATTATTAGCAAATACTTTTATAGGTACTTATTCCATTGCAGCAGGTGGAGCAGTAACTATTGTAGTTCCAGAATTTGATTTAACAGCTAATTTAGGTACAATTTCTACTGGATCAGCTAATATTATTGATATAGTTGGTGAAGAGCTTATTTCTTCTTTAGGTACAATTTCTACTGATACTGAAAACTTTATTCCTATAACTGGAATTAATGCTAATGCTAATACTGGTTCATTTACAATTTCAAGTCAACAAATTTTAAATATTACTGGTCAAAGTATGACTATTTCTCTAGCTACTATAATCCCTGATTCTAATAACTTCTTAGATATTACTGGAATTCAAGCTAATGTAACTCCTGTAGATTTAAGATTTTGGGATAATATTTCTGATGGAAATACCTATACTTGGACTAATATTTAGTGTACAAATGAATACAAATATATATTATTTACAAAAACAAATTAATGAGGTATAAATAATTATGTCTTCAACTTATACAGCTAGATTAAAACTAGAACGTCAAGCTTCAGGTGAAAACTCAGGTAATTGGGGTAATCTTGTTAATTATGTTTTTAATAGAGTTGATGCTTCAGTAAAAGGATATCAAGCAGCGAATGTTGCTGGAAATGCAAATATTACTTTAACATCAGCTAATTCTACAACTAACACAGATGATTCATCCACTGATGACCAAGTTCATAATGCTGTATTAGAATTTACTGGTGCATTAACAGCAAATATTCATGTTTTTACTGATGCTGTTGAATCTAAATATACTTTATTTAATAATACATCAGGTTCTTATACTTTAACTTTTGCAAATACAGGACATGCTGCAAATGGAGTTGCTATTAAACAAGGAACAAAAACTTTAGTATATACTACAGGATCCACCGTAAATGATGTAATGTCAGATTTAGGTGATATTAATGTTACTGGAATAGGTAATGCAGGGTCATCAAATTACTTTACTTTACCAGCTTCTGATGGTAGTAGTGGACAAGCTTTAGTAACTGATGGAAGTAAAAATCTATCTTTT